CTTCGTATCCGACTACTTCAAAGTGAGCTGAAGCATTGATCTCAGGACCAATAACAGATGCTATGATAAGATCTATCTGTTTGACCCTAAGCGGCATTGAAGGACAGATCCTCAAGAATAATTCAGTAATGTAATCAGATATAATCTGTTTCTGCGCTGTACTCGGACAACCAGCAATATCAATAATGACATTTACCGGGAGTGGCTTCGGAACAAATACCTGTCCGCACACACCTATCTCCACTTGACCTTCACCGTACCCTTGATGTTCTCCAAACATCCAGTCTGTAATGTCATCGACAACGTGTTGAGGAGGAATTCCACAGGGGAAAACTCCGTCAAACAAAACGTAAAACTCCATCTTGTTCCCGCAGTTCTTACAACCGCATTCACCACAGTCGGCGGTACAGCGACAGCAAGAGCCTTCTCTGATACAGACTCGAGATACACACGGGTATTCCATAAACTTTTCTTTGATCCACGCCATTGTGGCGCGCGGTTGATAAGCCAGGCGTTCAAGATATCTCTTTCTAAACTCCTCGCAGGTCTCCTCGCCTGCCCCACCGCAGAATTGACCACCGCAGATCTGTACATCGGTATCGATTCCCGGAGCCGGAGTAACCAAAGTTCCTTCAGTCACAGTACCGTTTGAATTCATCTCTGATCCAGGTGTCAACGCCCGAATCTGAATAACCAATTTCCCCTCAGAGGACAATTGAAGTGGAACAGAACCAACTGAGACAAATGTACCTATCTCAGTTAAGATCTCAAGATATGGTGGGACCGGACTCTCGGGAACACCAGTTAGCTTAGCATATCCTTCAGCATGAGATGGTGGACGTGGATACACACCATTCTGCGCTGCCATCTTGTAGAGATTATCACAGCATGCTGTCTCTGGGTTTGCCTCACGCCACATTTGATCAGCAATTGCGAAATATTGTTCAGCGGCGGCATAGTCGTTAGTAACGACATACCATTCGTTTGATTCCGGGATAACTTGCGCGCCACCCAATACCGTCGATGAGAATTGATTCTTAATCTGATCGAACAGTTGTTTAGGGTCCGGCCTAGGAATGACGCAGGACATCAGTTCCATACCCATGTATCGGTACTGTAAGTACCGGAAAGGTTAACTGTTCGACGAACGGAACGCAACATAACTGTGATTGTGACATCAACTCGAGAACGACCTCGATATACTACATCAACATCAACGTCGTCAGCTATCTCGAGGATAATCAATTTACCTATATCGCTACGGATAGCTGCGCCGATTGCCTTGACTCCATCTAGAATCTTAGCATACGCTTTCTCAGCAACATTGTAGACACGGGTTCCGATATAAAGTCCATCGTCTCTGTAACTCTCAGACCAGTGTCCATAAGTTCCAGCAGGCGTTGCACACTTGATATCGCTTCTTGCTCGCGTATTAAGAATATTCAAAATAAGGCTTCGAATCCAATCATCATTAGCAATCGTTCGACCTTCTGTCTTATCAATATACTGAAGTCCTGGTATAGAGCATTCCGCTCCACATAGATTATATCGTCCACAGGAATCCATTGTGGTCCAGAATATACGACGATTCCCCTCCGTACCGGTTAGGCAATCCGTATCATTCATTATCGTCATCCTTAGCCTCGGCTTGTTTACTGCCTTCGAAGCCAGGAATGGTTTCTTTACCTGATACAACTTGAGGTGTCTTAACGAGCTTATTGACAACCAGCTCACCCTCGATAATTACTTGACTAGCACGGATATAGACTTTATCACCCTTGACTTCGAATTCACCTTTCTCACCGACCGCAAACTTATTCTTAGTTAGATGAGCAAGTGAATCGCTGAAATCCAAAGCAAATGTATCATCTGTCGGATGCTGAACACCACCGTGTCCTTCCATCCAACGTCGTTGCTTATCTTTGGGAATAGTAAGCAATGCCATCTTCAATGTGGTGTCGGATGAGGAAGCAAGAAGCATAACCTCAGTGTTAAATTTCTCTTTAACGTTAAAAGAAACACCTCCGATATTCAGAACAGCAGCTTCCTGATCTTCAGTGTCAGTTCCTCGTACTTTAATAATCGAACCTGCATTTTTGATGTATTCTTGCTTACCCCAAACATGACGTTCCGTGCCGTCATTTATATCTCTTGAACGTTCACGATAACGAGTAAAGCTGGTCATGTAGTCTCTCCGAACCACGGCGGTAAAGTAAGAGGTGGCGGACTCGGAGGGTTCTCCGGTTCACTCTTTGCCATTTGTTCTAAAGATTCAGCAGCAGACATGAAAGGCATAACAGACAAATCTAACGGTGACCACGCATCTGGGAATTGTCCCTCCGCCATTGTTATACCAGATTGAGACTTACGTGCAGATCCCGTATTGAAATTGATACTGCTAAGTCCAAATCCACCCGCTGCACCATCTGCCCCTCCAGAAGGCGGCGGAGATAAGGTTAGTTTAGTCTTGATTGTCTTATCATGATTCACAGTGTATGTTAATTCAGTACATTCAAATACATCAAAAATACCTTCGGGCGGTACTTCGACATAGTGCATGTTACCAATATCCCACGGACCACCCTCAGACTGAACATGAAATACTTCAATCTCAATTTTCTTACCTTTGGCAGCTCGCGCATTCATTTCAAATCGAGCACGGCGTTCTAATGTCTTTTCATCAGCATCCCCATTATGTTGAACGATATGGGGCACGAATGATTTCATCTTCTTATTTTCCATCTCCTTATGAGTCTTCAGAACAGCCTTCTCACCCCATATCTTTTTCTTAGAACGCTGACCCTTCACTTTAACCTTTGACTTCTGTTCCTCTTCGGATTGCTCTGCAGAAAACTCCAGAATATTAATTCCGAGGATCAAAGGATCGCCGCTCTGCCCAGCGCAACCGTCTGTGACACACAATTTCCCCTCACGGGTCTCATACATGAAATAACAATTTTCAACTGCAACACGATTGAGTTCATCCACCACACGGGATCCATCGCGAAAGCGCATCTTATCTAGCTTAATAGTTTCACCCTTCCAATCGAGTTGTACTTTGAATGGTTCAATCAATTTTTCGCAGACTTCTTTAGTTGTCGGTTTCAACATATTAGTAGTTGGATGTTGATGCGAACTATCGATCAGACGCTTGGTCTTACCCCGGGCTGTGAGTTTGATTGTATATTCTTCTGGCCCAATATTGGTAGACATCGAAGTTCCAGCTTTACCGGTATCCTTTTCTTTAGTCCCAGCTCTACCTTTCTTCGACCCTGTTCCTTTTCGTTTATCAACAGTTCCAGTGAAAGCAAGTTGCCCAACGATATAAACCAATATCTCTGCGCCGGCTACTGCCGCTCGAACCATTGGACCCGATGGCATAGCACCAGCAAAGATAGTGACTGATAAACTTCCAGTCATCTCTTCTTTGCTACGCTGCAAAGTCATCTCGGTCCACGTAGTGAGCTCGGAACCGCCAACGGTAATCACAACGGGTTTCATGTTGGAGAAACCGCTCTAACTAGGCGACCGAAACGTCCATTCGCGTCAATTATATTTCTGGGCTCAAGATCCCTGTGACGTTTCGAATCGTTATAGATTACGTAGGCTGCAACTAACGGATGAACTCCACCATGGAAATTAACTGTTATCAGACCAGGCAGACGATAAGAAAGATCGTTCATCATTTTTTCAAAATTAACGATGTACTTTCGCAGCTCAAGATACAGAGCATTGTCACAGATACTGTAAGCGACTTTAGCTTCATCTTCGAGAACAGCAGACACAATATCCATTGCTGCTTTTGTTGCCTGAACATTTGGATACTTACGAGCCATTGCAGTCTCAGACATTGCAACGCCAGTCAATACACGAAATCGACTGTACAAAGAATTCTCTACCGCAGCCGCACCTCCAACAATTGGAAGTGTACTTGTGACTGCGCCCTTATTGGCAAGCTTTCTCAATATCCGCCATCTTGTCTCAGGGTCTTGAACATTGTAGGTGATTCCATTGACCCCAGAAGTGAGCGCCTTATCAACAGCCTCTGCAGACATCGCCAACCCAGGATCGCCAGCCACTTCTTTCATCTTCAGAGCCACACGCCACTGGGACGAACTTGTATCCGTAGTAAATGTCTGAACCAAGGCATCGTGTGTTGACGTAATAAGAGATTGAGCAGAATCTACAATATCAACAATCCATGGATGCGCTATTCTTATCGGAGTATAATCTCGTCTAAATGATTCAGAACTGATAGCAAGAACCGCTCCAGAGATGAGTCCAAATAGAGATCCGCCAAGTCCAGTACCAACAGGATTAGCTTCGACGAATTCTAATTCAGCAGTTGTCTCACCTTCTCCTTCTTCCAGTTTGTCGCTAACCTTAACTTTACGACAAGCAACAAGATGTGTCCCACGAGTAGGATGAACAAGGATACCAGGCTGCGGACTTTCACAGACTGCGAATAGAGCCTGACTATCCCATACATGGTCATCTTCTCTGAATGCCGCAGTAAGATTAAAAACTCGTATCTTGCGACCGAGATCTGCATATGCAGTATCTTCGCCGAATGGGAACTCTCCTTCAGCACCACGACGTCCGCCTTCAACATCGGCTTCAGTGCAAAGGAACCCCACTCCCTTGAAGGAAGCAGGAACAACATCCTTGCCAATTGCACAGGCGCTTCTAGACATTAGTCAGCAGGCCTCGCGCCTTTGTCACCGGTCTGAGTTACACCGCTGACGTTGATATGAGCACTTAAATTAAGATTAGCTAGACCAGCTTTGATAGTTGTTATCGCAGTAGATCCAAATATACCACCGCCCTCCGCAGCTCCAGCAGTGATCGCTGAATTAGCATTGGTTCCGAAATTGTTTCCACCTTCGACACCCGCTTGTTTAAGTGTCTCAAAAGTCGCTTCAAATTTAGTTGGGACATTCAACATATCGGTGACCCAGTTACCACCAGTCGCTTTGAAATCATCAAGAGTTGTCTTAAAATCTGGTACCCAATTAGGTGCAACTGGACTATCAAAAGGTTTTCCAGCATCAATAGGTTTTGGAGATGTTGGAGATGGAAATCCAGGTTTACCTAATCCCCATTTATCCGGAACTTTAAAGGTACCGATACTTGCCATCATAGTTGTTATCGTCACATTTGCGTTATGAATATCTTTCAATAATCCGGCAGTACCAGCTTTATCGCCTCTACGCATTGCTTCATCGATCTGTGCCTGTCTTTTTTCGTTAAGACTTCTACCATAGTCAATTAATTTCTGAACTTCTTTTTCAGTACGAGACATAACAGGTTTATCTGCTATAGCACGAAGTTGTGTCTCCTCTAATGCTTTTGCTGCTGCTGCTTTTCCTTCAGGTGAAGTATCTTCTACTATATTGAATTTCTTTGCAAGCGCAACACCAACTTCCCACAATTTAAGAGCACCTTTATATAACAATTCTGCACTTAATTTTGATGGAGTAAGAAGAGTATCAAGGGTATTCATACCCATAGTTACTGCTTTTCCAAGTTGCCCGTAATCTTTTGTTCTAATAGCCTCTTCGATCACAGCTATCTTCTTATCTAATCCAATAGCCTGAGCTACAGAATCTCCAGCATCTTGAGCTCTAGTCTCTAAAGTTGTTTTGAGTTTCTCTAACTGCGCAGTCCAAGAGGCTGCAAAGATCGCTTTAGGATCCTGTTTTAGAACATCTTTACCCTGTTCGATAGCACCCCGAGCTTGTGCATGACCAAATATAGTATCAGAAAGTGCAGTTCGAGCCGTAGCAGCCATTCCCGGGAACATAGAATCCATAACAGACTGTATCTTCGAACGAAGCGGCGCACGGGCTTCTGCAATCTCTTCAGCAGTTCCACCTTCTTCTTTAACTTGTCTTGCACGTTCCTCAGCTGCTTTAGCCTCTGCCTTCGTAATACTTTTCTTTGCATCAGCCTCTATCTTGGGTAGAACATATTTAATCATCCACCCGAATGGATCACGCTGACGAAATTCAGCATCAATAGGTTTCTGAGATCCAAGCACCATACCGGCGCCTTGACCCGTCTTAACTTTCCCTTTTGGAGTAGTAATTGGTGTGCCGCCCTCAAGAAGACCAAGCTTCGAAAGAGCTCGATTCAGAGCCTTATTATCTACTGTGCCACTCATCGAACGCACAGCTTGATAAAGTTCGTTCGCTACGCGAACACCTCTATCTCCAGATGAAGAAAGCAATCGAGCAAGAGCTTCTGGCTGCATGGTGAATGCCAGTGTCTTCAAATTAGCAAGTGTGGTTCGAATCCTTTCGGAATCAAGCAGAGGATTCATAGCCTTAGCAAGAGCCACACCTTCAAAAACACGCAAACCGTCTTTAGACAATTGTCCTGCGGCAGTTGTCAAATCACCAGACGCAATATTCAGACCCTTAACAATAACCGCAAGATCTTTGATAGCTGCTTCTTTAG